AGGGGTCTCGTCTGCTATTCGCAATTGCCGAATGGAATAGCTCATGGAGCTTCAGGACCTCCTCTGGGGACATGGAGGCCAACTCCGCGTCCGTAGGCGGCTTTAACACCTCATGCTTTTCCCAGACTAGGCTCACGGCTTTCCACCTTCAAAGTGGTCGCAGATGAACTCCCGCGCCACATAATTGGGAAACGGATAGTCCTTAAAACACATTTGCTCCTGAGAGCGTTTAACCAAGGACACCAAGAAGTTCTCAAGCTGCCAATCGGGCAACTCCTTCATGGTTGCTAGAACGCTAATAACCCTATCCGCGTGTCCTTCGTCACCCAAATTATGTACGGTTACTTCAGCCATTAGTTACGTCCTTTGCAATAACTTCCATTGAACTAGCCTTCAGCTTAGCCCTAGCCTCCTCAATAGCCTTCATCGCATCCTCCAAGCTAGGGGCTGCGGCCTTATGCTCCACCGTCACCTTGTTCTCTCCCAAGGCTGACAAAAACTTGTCCTGAGCTATCCCCCAAGGAAGCGTCAAATCCCGAATGTTGGTCCGCGCCAACTGCTCAGGGTCCTCCGCCAGCATCCGCATCTTCTCCTTCTGAAGAAGCCTAAGCCCCTCCGCAATCTCCAAAGCATCCTCCGCCAACATAGCCCTACGCTCATCCAACACCATCTTATGCCTAGCCTTCAACCGACTCACCGTCTCCCATGTCAACCCCGTAGCCTTACTCACCGTATGGAAGCTATCCCCATTAGCCAACATATCCAAAGCCTGAACAGCCAAAGCAGGGTCCCGCCTCTCCAAATAGTTGCCCTTTCCGTTGCCATTGTCGGCCACAGACTTAGACAAATCACTAATCTTCTTTCTTCCCATACCCACTTCATCTACATAAATCTTCAACAAATCAAGCAATTTGTCTTGACAGACATTTCCAAACACCCCTATTTAGGTATGGTCATAGGCCCCATGCACAGCCAAAGTGCTGGGCCATGACGTAGACGTTACCCATAGACCTAACGACGCTACCCATAGACGTAGTGCTTCGTACATAGCAGGGCCAGCAAACAAGCTGGCCCCTTTGCTTAAAGGGGTCCCCTTTTGGATTTTTTTTAAAAGGGGTGTTTAACCAATCCCAATTTAACAGACCCCCACCCGCTATAACCCCCCCCTCCCCCGTTATGTAATACATATCGATATAGCAACGGTTTACATAGTTATCTAAAGTGTTTGTATATCGGCTGTGCATTGTATAGGCTGTGCAATGGGCTGTGTAATATATAGCAAGTGACGCGGGAAGGATGCGGCAGCGGCACGCGTGAGGCGTTTTTAGCTAAAGGGGTAAATGGGTTCCCCTCTTTTCAGCCTTCCCGTTCCCTCTTTTACGTGTCCTCTTCTGTGGGTGATAAGCTTCCCGGGAAACGGGGTTTGCTTGGCGTTTGCGGGGTTTCGGGTGTCGGTTGGAGTGTAGGTATAGAGCGGGGTGTCATTTTCCCCAATTCTGGAAAGTAGAAATTCGTCGCGATAGGTGTTGACGAGTGTGCGGGAGTGTGCTCTCTCATCAGCAGCGGGTCGACAACCGGCTCGCGAAACAAACACACACACAAAAAAACATGAATCCTACCTATTCTCTCGCGATGTTGGACAGGCTAAGCCGCGAACTAAAGCTGCGGGCATACGTTGAGAGCGGGCGGGCGGAAGCCGATTTGCAACAGGCTTGGAAAAGCGTGGCGGCATTTGAAACGGCTTTTGCCGAGTACGAAAAGCATCACGGGAAAAAAGGGTGAGAGGCCGAAACACCCTGCGGGGTGTCTTGCCGTTTCTGCGGCAACTGATGAGGCCAGAAAACAAAAAAACCAAAAAAAGAAATCCGATGAGAAACGAGATTGAAACGGTTGAGATGGCGCCAACTTGGGAAGGTTTGCTTCCCATTTATTTAATGAGTTACGAAAACGGGAAGAGTAGTGGTCGAGCCGCTTCCCTCGCGGAGTTGCAACGCATGGCCAAGCTCGCGGACTTATACGTTGCTTCAAAAAAAGGGGGTGCGAAATGAGTGCGCTATATGGTGCAACGCTAGTTCCGGCATATGGTCGCGACTATAAGTCACGCAAAGAGGTAGAAACGGCGTTTGAAGCGGGAAAGGATTTTCAACTTGCTTCCCTCTTTCACGGTTCCGGCTACGTTTCAAAGAGTGACTTTGAAGCCGGTGATAAAGTCACGTTGCGTTACAAGTCGCTCCGTGAGGTGACTAGTTACACGGTGAAAGGGGGTGCGCTTTGAAGCTCAACCTTTTATCAGTAGGAACCGACGCGAAAACCGTAAAGGGTGACGCTTTCGGATGGCAAACGGCTATACTTTACCTTGCTCCGGTCACCGTTGCAGGATTGGGAAATGTCTGTCCCTTTGCTTCAGAGGGGTGCAAACTCGGTTGCCTCTACTCCGCCGGACGCGGCGCATTTTCAAACGTGCAAAAAGCTAGGATTCGGAAAACGCGGCTTTTTTTTGAAGCTTTCGACACGTTCAAAGAGCAGCTCTTTCAGGACATCCAAAGATTTGGAGAAGGTTGCGCGAAAGAAGGGAACCAAGCTTGCGTGCGCTTGAATGGGACAAGTGATATTGCATGGGAACGGCTAGGGATTCCCCAATCGTTCCCTTCGCTTCAATTCTATGACTACACAAAGTCACCGTTGCGCGCTCTTCAATTCGCGAAAGGTGCCTTGCCTTCTAATTATCACCTCACGTTCTCGCGTAGCGAAACGAACCAAGATAGCGCAATTGAAATTTTAAGAGCCGGGGGAAATGCTGCCTTTGTCTTTTCCGGTGCGCTTCCCTTCATTCACGCCGGCTTCCGGGTAGTTGATGGAGACGAAAGCGACCTCCGGTTTCGCGATCCTTCCGGGGTAGTAGTTGGATTGCAAGCGAAGGGAAAAGCGAAGAAAGACGCAACCGGCTTTGTCATTCACGCATGAAAAAAGGTGATTTGATTGCAACCGCGGTTTTTCTTTTCGTCGCGCTCGCGGGACTAGTTTTCGCCGGATTTTCCGCCGTTTTTTCCTAGGGGTTTTCTTTCTTTTTACTAACTCAATCCCGTTGCCGTGAGGTGACGGGATTTTTTTGCGCATATTCCGTCGCGAAACCCTACGCAATTGCCTTTTCCTATGCCGAAAATAGGCCCTTGCGCTCGATTTGCGGCCCCTGTTTTTTCTGGCCTATGCCATGTCCTAGGCCTGGCGTAATTTTGCCTGTATTGCAAGGGAAACCGCGTTTGCGGGGCTTTGCACTTGGCTTGCGTTTTCTGGGGCTGGCAAGTGGGTTTGCATTTACCTTTTCTATAGCTATGCAAATATTTCTATAGCTATGCAAACACATTCCATAGCTATAGCAATATTGCTATATCGATATATAATATATAGCATATACAATATATATGGCATATGTATTATATGCAATACATGATTCCCCTTTATGCAGAAAAACGCCTTAAAGGACGAATCCCCTTAAAGGGCAAATCCGCCTTAAAGCGCCAATCCCGCTTAAAGGACCAATCCGAAAAATCCCAGAAATCTTTTAAAAAAGGTGGTTGACTTTTAATTTTCCGCTGCTAAGGTCATGGGCAATCCGATCAACGGAGAAACAAAAAAAGACAGGAGACACAAAAATGAGTCACGAAATCGAAATCAATGACACGGTGGTGTTCGGCAGCAATAAACCCGCTTGGCATGGACTGGGTACGGTGTTCGCGGGCCTTCTTTCCCCTCTGCGCGTGTTCGCGGAGGGGGTGGGGCACCGGGACATTCTGGAGGTGCCGGTGATGCTTAACGGCCTCACCCTCCCGAATCAGAAGGGGCTTGTGGGCCTCACCAGCAAAGGCGTGCAAGTGCCCCTATCGGTTGTGGGCGAGGGCTACGGGGTGCTGAAGTCGGAAACGATGTATCGCATACTTGACGAGGTGTACAAGGGGCAAGCTGTGGTGGATGCGGCGGGCACCCTGCGGAACGGGCAGCGGGAGTGGGTGTTGGTGAAGCGGGAGGCGTGGAGCGCAAAGGCTGGCGATACGGTGCTCACATTCGACCTTTGGCTCAACCGTCACGATGGTTCGGGCTGCTTCGAGCTTCACCGGACGAATGTCCGGGTAGTCTGCGCGAACACATGGAAATTGGCCGTATCGGGCGGCAACCGGGTGTTCGGCGTGCGCCATACCCGCAACGTCGCGCAGGGCGTACAGGCTGCGCTGGAGGTGCTGGGCTACGTCGAGGAAGCCGAGGTTAAGCAGCGCCGCGCCGCTCAGCGGATGGCGGAAGCAGTCTTCTCCGAGACTGAAGCAGCACGGGCTTTCAACCTTCTGCTGGGGATTCGCGAGGGGGCCGAGATCAGCACCCGCACGCAGAATCAGGCTAAAGAGCTGAATCGGCTCTTCTCGGCTGGTACTGGCAATCTTGGGCGCACCCGTTGGGACGCATTCAATGCGGTGACCGAGTACGTCGATCATGGCCGCTCATCTCGTGTAACTGAAGGCCGCGACGAGTCCGAAGTGCGGTTTGAGTCCGTACTAATGGGTTCGGGTGACGCCCTGAAGGCCCGCGCTTTCGACCTCCTGAGCGTTTAAAGGCACTTGTCAAGCGAAGCCCCTAGGTCACATGGCC